TTTGTCAGCAAAAAGCCTTATCGAGGAATGAACGTTTGGATGCTGATGATGACACCCTATAGCTGCCCAGCTTGGGCAACATTCAAGCAGATTAAGGAAAAGGGAGGAACCGTAAGAAAAGGCGAAAAAGGCACACCTGTTATTTACTGGAACTTTTTAATGCTAGATGAAAATGACAAGCCAACAAAAGATGCATCCAAGGCCAAGAAAAAAATCCCATTACTAAAATACTATACCGTGTTCAACTTAGAGCAATGTGAAGGGATCGAGCTAAAGACTTTAGATCAAGAAAACCAAATTGATCAGATCGAAGAGTGCGAAAAAATCATGAATGACTGGGATGACAAGCCAGAGATTAAAAATGCCGGCAGTGCTTACTATAAGCCTTCTGCTGATTATATCGGGATGCCGAAGATCGAATTATTTGAAAACTCAGAAGCATATTACGCAACTTTGTTTCATGAAGCAATTCACGCAACCGGGCATCATTCAAGGCTCGACCGTTCCGGGCTTATGAGCAAGGCAGCTTTTGGGTCAGAGGTTTATGCAAAAGAAGAATTAGTTGCAGAAATGGGAGCGGCTTTTCTTTGCGGCAAAACAGGGATTGAAGACAGAACCATCGAAGACCACGCAAGCTATCTTAAAAGCTGGATTAGCAAATTGAAGGAAGATAACAAACTCCTGATCAGTGCGGCATCTCAAGCGCAAAAAGCAGCGGATTATATCTTAGGACATAAAGCATAATCGAAACGGGGGAAACCCCGTCTGCCGGATAGCCTCCCGGCACTGATGAGATAGGCAAACAAAACAAAACAGAAAGAACAAATATAATGGACAAACTAGATTACCAAATATTGCGAAGCATGGAAGCACGTGGAGGAGGTTTTGCCTCTTACTTAGCGAAAGCTGCATGGCGAGCTGATGATGTAAATTTTGAAAAAATTAAAGGGACATTCAGCGAAATCTGGGAAAGGCATCTTGAGATGATCAACAACGAACAAAAGGTTTCAGAATGAATCAATGGATACCAACTGATGACGTAGTGACTGGGGACATGATCTGCTGGACGGAAACTGTTTTTGAAGGATCATATAGGCGAGCCAAACCTGTAGGTGATCGCAAGATTACTGCCATCGTAAAAAGAGACAGTTACGGAAAAGCAAAACAGCAGCACACATTCACACTTGAGGTGGTCGAATGCTCTGGCAAAGATCCCATCGCAGTCGGGGCTAGGATCTGGAGGAAAGGCAGGGTTATCTACCGGAACGGAGTTGAACGATGCCTCTGGTGGGATGAGAGCAACCGGATCATTGCCGCAAGCGAAAAACACGCTAGAGGAGACGAGGCTAGGGAGCAGCGTTGGCTAAGGAAAAACAACTTTTGTGAAACTATGTGAAAAAAAGATCTTTACAAGTTCGGGCTTATGGGATATGGTATTTACATCATCAGGAGATGATCAAAACAGAAAGAACAAAATATGAGTTTTGAAGGAACACTAGAAGACAGGTATCGGATATATGTCGAGTGCGAAATAAGCTTAGGCACCCCCGATAGCGAAATCCTCAGCTTTGACGAATGGTTAAATTCATGAAAGCAATCTTTTATCTACTCTTACTCCGACACCTAATTGTTGTAGTAGTAGCAGAAAACACGGTCGCCCTGACGTTGCTTGCGGAGGCAAGGGGGGAAGGTGAGAGGGGGATGGCAGCAGTGGCTTGCGTAATCCGGCAGAGGTCAGAGGAAC